GTGACCGCCCTAGCCCACGTAGAGGTGTCCTTGACCCAATAATAAATCGGACCGCCGCGAGGATTGATCAGCAGATTTTCTTGGTCATTGTCCTGCGACCACAGCCGAATCTGACTAGAGATGGCAGAGCCTACGCCCCATCCACCGAAGCCCCACGGACCTGAACCCCAACCAAGACCGCTAGAGTAAGTGGCGCTGCCTGAATCAATCTCCAAAGCAGCCGTGGCTGCGCTACCACCGCCCGTGCCCGTACCGGAAGCAACTGTAGCGCCAAGCACCGCAAACGTAGTGCTAGAGGGAATATCAACAACTTCAAACGCACCGATACCTGCCGTAGATGAGTACAGCGTGATGCCGTTGACGATGATATCTGTGCCGGACGGAGTATTGCTGAACGTGACCCACGTACCCACAGTCAGATCGTGTGCAGATGAAGTCGTGACGATAACTTTATAGCTGCCGTTCGTCGTAGCAAACGGATCGGTCGGTAAAGTCACCGTTGAGGCAAGCGGAGTGATGTCGTGGTAGACGCCTAAGTTCTCAACGTAGAACTTCTGATTGGTTCCTACGCCAAGAAGATTCTCACTGACGAGCGTGATCCAATTGAACAGTGATCGGCAAGTACCGACAAACGTGTTGGTCGGAGCAGTTTGATTGATCCATCCGCCGATCTTTTCTGCATAGCCAGAACGGAATCGCACTTTATCGCACGAGAAGTAACCCCCCTCGTTTGCGTAATTGGTGGACTCTTTGTTGATCCCCGGACGGAGCGTAAGTTTTTGTAAAGGCATCAGACAACTCCCGAAAGATACAACGCCCGTTCATCCATACGGCGTTTGACCAGACCCGGCAATACTCGACCACCGCCCTTGGTCCATTTCATAAATTCGTCAGCAGCCGACTCAAAGTCGCCACGGTTGTTCTTCATCCGGAGACCAGACCGCTGAAGATTCCCCAAACCCACGTTGAAAGAGAAGGAAACGAGGCTGTCGAAGCGGCCTTGGCTATCAAGAGCATTAGGGCAATATCGGGCCACGCCACGCTCAAATCGCGCAAGGTCTTTAGCAAGTAGATCGTCCACTTCAGCATCTGACCAAATCCGTGCATCCTCGGGCTTCAGGGAGAACTGTATCCGATCGGATACAGGTAGTTTTGCCTGCTCCGGATACAGAACGTGGCCGACACCAACCGTCCACAATTTAGCAGGGCACAGGTAAGGTTTTTTCCTTACGCCCTCGTGGTGCTTCACCATCCTGATTGTTTCAGGACTTACCTTCATTTTGAACAATTCTCAAAATGATATCTACGCATATTTCCGCCGCCACCAGAAATCCCGCACTTTGGACATGTCACAATTTGACGCTTACCCTTACAAGCCTGACTCAATCTGTCCTTAAAGTTAGGGTCAGCAAGACGTTTGGCAGCGCCATTTCGGTACCGTTCGCGGTTCATGCGTTTTACCCTGCCACCTGTTGCATCGGAAGCAAGGTTGTAGAGTTTGGCCTGTGGAATCTCTGCGAGTAAAAATTCTTCTAACTCTCTTGCTTGATTGATGTCAGCAGTTTCGCATACCACTAAAAATTGGAAGTCATTTACGTCTGGATTGGTGCCGCGCAATGACCGAATCGTGGCCGGATGATTGCCGTTTTTCAAATACGACTTTTGGCATATCAAGCGATGCCTGACATCAGAGGAACTGCCGATATAAACTTTACCAGCAGATTCATTTCGGATTGCGTATACCCCAATCATTTTTGGTTAAAGGCTCTACCGCCGAAATGGAACGCAATAATCGAAGACAGGATAAGCATCTCGTCATCCGAAAACACATTCTCCATCGCAATCGCAAACGGGATACCGGTCGTATAGGCGTACCAAACACCCGCGATGTTGATGGCAACCAACTCCAGTACGAAGATGTAAGTCACGACCGGACGCACTGATGCGCGGAGGTTGATCATCCACTGCGAGGCACCCTTGCCAATCTCCATATCGTGCTGATACAGGGCAACGCGCTCTTCAGCCGCCGTCTGCATCGCAATCTGTTCGGTCTTGATTTCCTCAATGTTGGCCTGAGCCGCAAAGCCCCGAGCAGCCAACTCTAACTCGCGCTCTTTTTGCATAGCGAGGATGGCAATCTCGTGCTTCTTATCCTGCCGGTCCTGAAACAACTGAAGGATCTTCGGCAAGCCGCCCGCAAGGAACGAGAGGAAAGTACTAATCATCGTCATCATTTGTTATTTCTCCCGCGACTTATTAATCAGATCCCAAGCCGACTTCATCTTGTCTTCAAGAACTGCAACACGTAAATCTAATTTGGCGAGGACTATGATGAGCGTAATGATGGCTAAAAGAATCGGCCAACCCTTTATAAGAAGCTCAATTACTTCCATAGTTCACGCCCTCCTATCTCCACTTAGGCCCATCAAACCAAGCAGCGATTGAATGTCGCTTACCCGAAGTCACGGGCAGGGCTGCGTGTCGTACAAACGAAGGAAAGAATATTGCCGTACCTTGTTGCCGCATCTCTTCGGCGTTCGGGTACTGAGCCACATGCTCAAACGTCAAATCCCCGCCTTCGTACATAGCGGGGTCAGAAAGCTGAATCACGCAAGAAAGTTTGCGATGGTAGTACGGGTCGCCATTCATATAGAAGATGTCATGATGAGTCTTGTACTCACCACGATTGGCGCTGTCGTACTCAGCGATCTGATAATAGTCTAGCTTACTGATATGCAGGTCAAACCAATCCTGATTCGCACGGATGGCTAACTTCCACAACTCATCAAAGAGATAGCCAAGTTCGGTATCGCCTTGATTTACAAAACGGATGTTAGAGCGACGAAAGGTGTCGTCCTTATTGACGCCATCAGCAGTACCGATCTTAGCCTCCTCCGGTTCCCGCTTACTTGCAATGTCAATAATGTGCTGGCAGTAATCTGCCGGAAAGTAGGACTTAAAGTAACACCATTCGCCTTTCATACACCCTCTTTAGGCTAAGGTAAGAGTAAACGTGGCAGAGCCAGTACCGCCAAAGTACGGGCCACCACTCCAATCCCAATAAGTATTAGTGCCGTCAAAAAAACCGCTTGGCGTGCCAGAACTCGCACGGCTAAGACTTACGCTACCCCAAGAAATATCCGTCCACCAAGTACCCGTCACGTTACCGGATAGGACAAGAAACGTAATAATGTAAATATCGTCGGGGGGCGGAGCAAGATTAGGCGTGTATTGATCAAAGAACCCAACAAACGTAGTTTGTGCCGTAGATGCCGGAGATGTACCGATACCTGTACGTGACGCACTACCGGTAATACCCGAAAAATAACCCCAATAAGTCAGGGGGTTTGGGTTGTCCTGCTGTGCGTTCATCGAGCAGGTAAAGTTCTTCTCTGCACCCAAGAAATTGCTAATCGCAATCGTCCCAGATGTAGGAATGCTCGCATTGGCAGTGTGGTTAGCGACTAAGCCACCACCCCGATAGTAACCAGCAAGTGTGCTCGCCCCGCCGAACTCAGACTTGATCTGGCTCAGTGCAAGGGGGAACGAACCCGGCAGGGCCATTACCGGCCCTCCAACTCTTTGATGCGCTCGTTGAGTTCTTTGATTGCCTCAACCAGAAGCGGCACTACCTTGTCGTAGCTGACTAAGTAGAACCCACTGTCTTCTTTGACGGCTTCAGGCAGAACCTTAAGAACGTCTTGCGCGATCAAGCCAACTTGGGGGGCATTAGTCGGAAGGCCGATCTTCTCGGCAGCCAAAGCGTTCCAAGTGTATTTCACACCCTGCAAGCAGTTGACTCGCCCCATCGCACCTTCAAGGTTGCCAACCACAGTCTTCAAGCGAAGATCCGAGTTAGCCGCGAAGTCACCTGCATAAACCGTGGCACCTTGACCCGAACTAATCGTCGTACCGGTCGAAGCGTAATAACCCGCATACCCTGCGTTACCCGAGTTGACGATACCCGTACCAGCCGGACCCGGGGGACCCGGAGGACCACTTGGCCCTGTAGGACCGGTCGGACCTGTCAAACCCGTAGGGCCGGTCGGCCCCGGAGGACCCGGAGGACCAGCAACCGTTGAAGCAGGACCTGTCGGACCAGTCGGACCAGTCGGACCAGTCGGCCCCGGAGGACCCGGCACAGTTGAGGCAGGGCCAGTCGGACCCGGGGAACCCGGGGGACCAGTCAAACCAGTCGGACCTGTTGGACCCGGAGGGCCAGCAACCGTTGAAGCAGGGCCAGTCGGCCCGGTCGGACCTGTTGGACCCGTAGGACCAGTTGGCCCCGTGGGGCCAGTCGGAATCGTGAAGTTAAATACAGCCGCAGTCGGGCTACCGCTATTAGTGACGGACGCCGAACCACCAGCAGGACCCGTTGTGGTCGTACCAACTGCAACCGTTGCCGAAGTACCGCTAGGCCCCGTCAAACCTGTAGGACCAGTCGGCCCCGGAGCGCCAGTTGGACCGGTCGGACCCGGAGGACCCGGAGGACCACCAGCAGGACCAGTCGGACCAGTCGGCCCCGGAGGACCCACCGGACCAGTCGGGCCGGGAACAGTTGAAGCAGGACCAGTTGGACCTGTCGGACCGGTCGGACCCGTTGCGCCAGTCGGACCCGGAGCGCCAGTAGCACCTGTGGGACCAGTCGGACCCGTCAAACCAGTAGGACCAATCGGACCAGTCGGACCAGTCGGACCCGTGGGACCAGTTGGACCCACCAAGTTAACCGCGCTAACGATATCCGTGCCGTTACAGACAAGAATCGTCTTCACGCCGTTGGCAACAGAAACGCCGGGCTGCCCCGATACCTTGACCGTCACCTGTCCGGAAGCCGTATTGTTGTGAACGAAATACAGCTTTTTATTCGCCGGAACAATCAGGTTAGTGTTCGCACCGCCTGTGCCGGTCAGTTCTAAATACATGTTACGGGCTACGCCGGTAGCGCCGTTCGGGATCGTAATCGTGGTATCAGTACCGGCAACAACTGCCTGAGTTACGTAACCCGAGATAGCCTGCTCAAGCAGGGTACCCATATTGTTATTTGTGGTAATACCCCACGTACCTGATTGGTCACCGGTACCGATCAGTTCAATTCCAAGGTTCGAGCTGTATGTACTAGCCATTTATATCCCCTACTGAATCTCAGGGTTCAAGTCAGTCCAAGTGGTCGATTGCGCGTCGTCTACCGGCACCCATCCCGATCCCTGCGAATCATCCACAGCTTGCCATACGGAGCCTTGGCTGTCATCCACCGGGTTCCAAAGGTACGCACTGCTGATCAGATCCGAAGCGGTCACTGAGTCCGCAAAACTAACGTAATAAAAGCCAATAACACCGAGCGAGTCGGCTGCATCCGCAGACTCCGATACAGAAGCACGGAACGTGGCAAGTGCCGAGGCAGTATCCGACCCGACCGCGCTTTCTGCGAGCGAAGACCGGAATATTGCTTGGGTGTTTATTAGGTCCGATGCAGCAGAGTCCTCATCCACGACCGAGAAGTACGTGAACGTAGTATCCAAAGTGTCCGCGCCAAGTGCGGTTTCGTCGATATTGGAGGCGTGGTCCTGTCCCGCAGTGACCTGCTCAGATGCCGTGGCAGACTCGGACAGTGAAGGACTTATAGTCAGGGTGCGGGATATTTCGTCCGAACCCGTAGCAGCTTCATCTACCGCAGTGACAAACCCGACCTGTGCAGAAGCAATTTGAGTTGCCGAGCAGTCTTCTTCGATTTCGCCAAACAAGAAATGATTGGTGAAGGTTTCGTCAAATGCGTTGGCTGTAACAATAGTCGTAGCGTTAAATACGTTGCCCGCAGCGAAGCCCTGCTCTGAGGCTACAGCAGATTCCATAATGACAGCACTGAAGATCCTCCCCGCACTAAGCAGGGAACTAAACGGCGCTGACGATAATGGAGCGAGTCCAAACATTAGACCGGAGTTCCGTCTACCGTAATAGCAAACTCATCACTGACCACGGCCGAAACAGTTGGCTCCGTAATAATAGGCTGTTCGGGTTCAACCACATCAGGCGCAGTTACCGGGTACTCGCACTCAACCCAAGCTTTGTCTGCGTGGTTCCAATTCCACTGATAGCCCGGACGGTCTTCCGGCTTAGGAGTACGGACAATCCATTCGGCGTTTTCCCACCGAACTTCCATACCCTCTGGTGCCTCGGGCTTGGCCGGAACCTCGTACCAACCCTTGTTGTTGTCGATCTGCTCGACGGGGTAGTGGCCTTTGAAACTATAGAGAGCCATAAATCACCTTACTGTGTCAGGAACGCCGTGGTCGGCGGGGTGAAATTGTATTCGCGTTGCGCGGCTTTTGCGTAAACCTCATAGGCTTTTTCTGGCGTAGCATAAGTCCCTAGGTATTTGCCTTTTAATCTAGCCATAAATCTATACCCATTTGGCTGCACCCCTCTTGGCAATCTGCCAACAGGAAGAATCCTGTTATACGTTGACAATGATTCGCTTGCGGCACGCAAATTACTAATTGAATTATTTAACGGGTTACAATCAATGTGGTCTACAATCAACGGCTCCTCATTATGGATTAACTTCCAAATGATTCTATGAACAAGGAACATTTCCTTATTTATTTTTACCGTTAAATATCCGGCAGAATTTTTCACGCCAGCCGGCTTACCAGCGTATCTCGTATTCCAGTGATTTGCATAAAGAGACTTAAACTCTCTTTGCTTCCAAATTAACAAGCCATAATCTTCGCTGTACTGGAACAGCGACTTTAATTCTTCTTGAGTTGGCAGCGGCTTGGATTTTCTAGCCATTTTATAAAACCGGAAATGCTGATGTTGGAACTGTAAAGTTGCTGGTGTAACGGGCGATGCCTTTGGTGATGCGAACGTCTTGCATATATCCGACGTAGTTATGCGTTCCTTGAGCGCGACCCACTGTAACTTGATTGGTTGCCTGATAAATGCTGCTGCTTGATGTCCACGTTGCCTGCTGAATCCCGTTTCTAAATGTTCTAAATGTTGACCCGTATCTTGTTAAGGCATAGTGAACCCAAACGTCGTTTTCAATCGCTCCCAAAACCTGTGCGCTTGCAATATCCCAAGAACTTCCATTGCTTGAAATATAAACAACGTAGTCTGAACTGGAGATATACCCGAACAACAAAGAATACGAGTCAGTTCCCGCCGACATTTGCAAAACAACGCCAGCGCCAGACCCCGGAGTTGATCTTCTGACCCACGCTTCTATTGTGAAGTCACCAGATCCTAAAGCAAGATTTGGCGAAGCCGTTGAAAGCAACCAATCCCCCGTCCCATCGAAATACATCGACGAGCCGCCGAACTTGCTCTGCGTCGTGCTGATCTGCGCGTTGCCGACCGTCTCCAGATCGTTCTTGGACGTAGCGTCGTAGATGCCTGCGTTGGTGAAGTTGAGCAGGAGTGAGGTGTTAGTGATGGCGGTGGGCGGAGACGTTGGGCAAGTGAACGATGCCGTGTATTGAGCCGTACCTTTCTGGAATCGAATGCCGGACATATAGGCATGGGTATCAATACCGGCCCCATAAGTGGCAACCAATACATTACCCGTATTGCTTAAATCCGCTGACCCGTCAGTTGTAGAAGCAACCAAATCGCCGTTTCTAAACGTACGAACAGTTCCTGACTGCCTTGACACCGCAAGGTGCGTCCACTCTCCAACACGCAGAGTTCCCATATTAAGAGAACTTACTACGTTCCAACTTGATCCAGTAGTTGATGAAAAGAACTTGCAAGTGCCTGATGTGTTATCGGCGTAAAACAAAAAGTTCCCGTACCCGCCACTTCCGTTATTAAAGTTTTGGGCAAACAAATACATATCTGTTGAAAAAGACAACAAATACACCCACAACTCTATCGTGTAATCACCAGTGCCGGGACGTAGAGCAACATTAGAACCACAATCTAAATAATCCCCGCTCCCATCGAAATACCCGCTACCGCCATTCGTCGCCGCACTCCACGCTGCCGTGGGGTTGAACGGAGAGAAGGCTTGAACGGTCGGAGAGCCATTTACAGTAATGGCAAAAGCGTTGGAAGAAGAATCTAAAAATCTGTTGGATTGACAAGTTAACAACGACACCGTGCCAGCCGATACAGTTGTACTTAATGGGGTTGCGCTAGGGGTGAAATTCCCCGTATACAAAGCGCCGCCTTTTGTGATGCGTACGTTGGATATGTAACCTGTTGTTGGGTTCTGTAGCGTAGACGCAAGAGACGCTATTCCAAGCGTATTGTTTGATAAATTAGTTGTGTCTACAACTGATCCAGCGATTGTTCCATTAACGTAAATAGTAATAGTGCCAGATGAACGAACAAGAGCGAGGTGCGTCCATTGATTTGCTTGTATAGAAACAGAGGAACTAAGAACTGAGCCACTTTTAAAAACTGCTGGGG